GGTCAAATTGAGATGTAGTAACTGTACCAGGAGTTACAGTGCCTGGTTGATAACCAAACGCTTGATTCAAGCCTGTTTGAGATGCCGTACCTGCTTGTGAACCTACTGTACCTAATGTGCCAGCTGCTGTTTGAAATCCAGCTGGTTGAGTCATAGCTAATACATCTTTACGTATTTGTTCTTGGTCTGTTGTAAAATCTGCTAATCTATCGCCAGTATAAGATTGATAAGGTTTAACCCCTGTTACTACTCCTGAAGCGTCAGTTTCATAAACTTGTTTACCTGATTGTTTTAAAAGCTCTTCATAGAAAGGCTTTGCATATTCAGGTAAGTTTGTAGTATATGATGTAGACTGTTGCGAACCGCCGCCACCGCCGCCTTTACCCTTATAAAAGGTAAGGTACTCGGTAAAACCAGTACATATATTCCAAAAAATTTTATGTAACCACATTGTTATTTACTCCACAGGTAATTCATAAAATATGAATCGTTGTTCATATCCGTCTTTTTTAAATACTTTTCCCCAACCTGGTCTACCATATGATTCTATTACGTCACAATCATTTTCTCTTGCAAATTTTTGCAATATTTCCAGCATGGGTTTTTTCCATTTAGGTAGTTGTTTACCACCTGTAAAATGCATTATTAATGCACGCATCTGCGGATACTGAAAAACTTCTGTTACAACAGCACCGTAATAATTATTTTCATCTTCAAAAGCTACCCATAACTGTTGCTCATCTTTACGTCTTATGAGTTCGCCTTTTATATCTGCTGCTGAAAACCTACCAAATGTATATTCCGCAGCGCCCATCATATATTCTCTTATATTTGGCCATACGAATTCTACATGTTCCGTAGGCACCCAAGTAACTTGCATTAAGCAGGCATATACCTTTCTGGCTTAATTTCTTTGCCTTGTTTTTTAGTTCCTGTTCTTGCCATGCGAATTTTATCCATCATTTGATATAGCTTTTTAGCTCCTGCATCAGATGAACCATTACCTAAATGACTTACTACATCTGCAGGTATTACAAACTCACCGTCTGATAAACGAGCTTCTTGAGTACCTTCAATAGTAGCTTCAATATCATCAGACATACCATCACCAACTTCACCGCCTGTTTCTAAATATCCGCCAGCTTCTAATGATTCTAAACCTAATGTTTGACTTTTTGTTGGAGGGTTCATTTGTTGAGCAGCAAACCCTTGAGCTAATGCTGAAATTGCACCTTGAGTTACGTTACTCCCTTTATCAGCCGAACCTTCTAAGCCTGATTCAAATGCACTTGAACCTTCTTGTTTTTTAGTTTCTTCATTTGAACTAGGTAAATACTGTTCTTCATATTCAGACTTAGTTATCATTCCTGGGCCTGGGTCATCACTTAATTTAACAAACTTACCTGCCACATCAATTTTTCCATACTCAGGTGGAGGAGCAACGGGAGTCATACCATACATTGCCGCCATACCACCGTTATTATATCTTTGAACTTGACCACCTTGTGCTAGTAAACGTAAACCTGTATCACGTCTTAATGCTTCATCTATACCCGTATTAATACTACCTAAATTTAAGCTTCTTCTAGGGTCATATTTTTCTTCTTCTCTTGCAGCAATATTTACTGGCTCTGGGTTAAATGCTCCCGCTGAAGCGCCAATACCTAAACCTGTAATACCAAGTTTACCTACTCCCATAGCAGTATTACCACCGCCTAGGTTCTTAACAAATTCACCTGGTTTATCAGCTATTGTTTGGAAAGCTTTTCCAGCTCCACTAAGACTATCACTCATAGATGTGTAGCCTCCACCTCCTGCTACATCACTAGTCATAGAACGGAACCCCATATTAGGGGCTTGTCCTGTTTGTATTGACGAAGCTATTTGTTGAGGTCCGCCTGTAGGAGCAGTATAATTAGAAGGTATAAAAGGAGCTTTACCTTCTGCAAAAGCCATGGTCTTAGGGTCTACACTGGCTGATGTGAATGGACTTGCAGCAACTTTATTTACTTGTGCTGTTGTTTTTAATCCATCTGCACCTAATGCTGTAGCGTCTGCTGCAGATTTAAATCCGCCGCCTGTATAACCACCAAGACCTCCGAAAATACCTCCCGTTAAAGGGTCATCTCCAGTCAAAGCTGCAAGCCCTGCACCCGCAACAAATCCTGCTCCTACCCCTGAAGCAAGTCCTAAACCCGCACCAAATCCTGGGAATGCAAATCCCGCTGCTATTGGTACCGCTGCTTTAAATATTTCACCTATCATATTCGGAAGTTCCTATAATAATTTGTATAATATCATGTTTTATGTTATGTATAAACCGTTTTAAGCCTTATTCTCGTCCTATATACTGAATTACACCATAAGCCGAGGGTATTTCTGGGTGCGCATATGGGCTTGTTTGAGCAGATTCATACTCTAAATATATTCCGTCTTGTACACCTGATTCATAAGCTTGTTCAGTTGCCCAGTATAAAGCAAAGTTATCATTAGCATTAGTTTCCCATGATACAAAAGATGCTATAATATTGTATGTAGGTACACCTGCACTTTTTCTTGCAGATAATGTATATTTAGTAGCTGAGTCAGGTACGTCAACTCCATTAACTTTTAACCAAACAACAATATCTAACGCCACGTTTTCTGTGTTTACTGCTTGTAATCTATATTCAATTTTATAAGTGCCATCAAACAAAGCAGTAGCTGTACCGTCAGGATTAAATAAAAATCCTACATTATCTAGTGCATTATTAAAGGTAACTATTGTAGGAGTATCATCTCCACTAGCATACTGGTCTACGTCTGAATAAGCTACAATGTGAGGAAAACTAATTGCTGAACCACCTCCTACATCTGCAACTAAATTTAAATAAGTATTTAGCCTATTAAAATATAATCTTAGCTCATTATTAAGCTGTTCTTCTCTAGACTTAGAATAATCATTTGGAGCAACAATTAAGTTAGGTGCACTAACCTTACTTACCTTAGGCATTAGCCTCTCCTACCATCTTGTTTAAAGTCTACTCGGACAGCTCCTAACTCCCATTGTGTACCTACTTTATCTGAAGCAACTCTAAAATTCATTTGACGACCTCTCGCTCTAACAAAGACTTGATTTGTATATTGGTCAATACTAGCTGTAGTAATTACATCACGGCTTAATGTATTACCAGCAACGTCAGTGGTAGAACTTGCAGCGCCAGGGAAGTTTCTAACTCCAACAGTCATTTCAACTTCTGGTGTTGTAGCAGCTGTTGATGTAGTAAAGTTTATATCAGGTATTACTCTTTTAGTTAATATAAATTTATCTCCATCTTCTATTGCCATATCAGCTGATTGAATATAAGCATTAATAGGTTGAGGTGATGCTCCCAAAGGTTGTCCATCATCAACACCATCTTCGTGTTTATAAATATATCCTCCATGAGTAGCTAAAGGATACTTAAATATTTGAGAGTCAAACCAAGCAGTTCTAGATAAAGTACCGAAGTACCATATTTGTTCTTGGTAGTTATATATTACATAACGGTTAATTATATTAGATGCTGCTGAACAATAAAACCATATAACTTCATTAAACTCACTATTTACACCAGAGAAAAATATATCTCCTTGGGTTAAATTAATGTCATCAAATACATATTGTTTTAATGTAGTAGGTAAAGTATTAACTCGTCCATCATAGAAATAAAACTTATCATGCCCCATCCACATAACTACATTGTTAGCTTCTGAAACTACATTAGGGCCTGCAATACTAATATTGTCTGTTATTTGTTGTACACTAAACACTTCCGACGTACCTAAAAATTGTAGTGAATTTAAGGCTCTATTTGTAAATATGAGTGTTTCTTGTCTGGTATTAAAGCCTGTTACAATTTTAGACCCTCCCTTAACCCTTATAAAACCAGCTGTATTTGTTATTTCAGGCTTCCATTCTTCAGGCTGAGGACCAATAGACGCATTTACATTTGCCCATCTAATTAATAGCGGGTCATACTCTGCTCCAGTTGTATAGTCAATAGATACATAAGTTCCTACTACAGAAGCACTACCACCTGGGTTTTCTAATAATGAAACTGTAAAAGTAGTAGAACTAGGTACTGTAACAACTTGATATTCACCTCTATAAGCAACGGGAGTTTGACCACTAAATTCAACCCAGTCTAACACCTCTAGTCCATGGGGTGATGCTGTTGTTATTGTTGCTGTAGTTCCTACATTAGTAATACTTGATATTGTGATTCCTGCTGTCGTATCTCTGTAATATTCTGTACAAGCTAAGGCTAATAAATGTCCACTTGATGCAAACATAGATTTACCAACTTGCGTTGGAACTGCACGAGAACCAGATAATGTATTGAGGGCTACAGAAGAATTTGAAAAAGCAGCATCATATTGCCAGTAATATATTGTTCCGTCTTGTATATTCCATATTAAGTCATTATTAAATTGGTCTTGAAATATAAGTCGTTCTGGAAAAAGAACTGGAGTTGTAGCACCTGAACCCCATGCACCTCGTGACCAAGTACCAGCACCCCAACCATAACCTGCCGTTAAATTAGAATAACCAATAGATACCTGAAATGATGCATCAATAGCCGTACCACCTCCACCTGATACAGTAGACGTTGCAGCGGTATCAACTGTTATTTCAAAGCTATTACCTAGTACATTTTCGCATTGAAACTCTTTATTTAAAGAACCAGCAGGGATGCCTCCAACAGCGGTAGCCCCACTAAAAGTAACATAGTCACCATCTGATGCTCCATGAGAATTAATATTTACAGTAACAGTGGTAGAACCACTTGTTGTATCAAAACAATTATCTGTATCAGGCGTACCAAACGTAGCTCTTATAGGTGTAACATCGTATAAAGTAGTACCTGCCATTACATAGTATTTTTGGTCGGTACCAAGTCCTATAATTTGAGACCCGTCTGTTGTCCCGTAGGAATATAAACTGCGACAGTCTCCTTTGTATTGATTGAAATTTACAACAGTCCAACCACCTATTTTTTCAGGAAACCCTTGTCTAAATCTTATTTTGTCACAATCATACCAACCGCCTTCATTAGCGTAATTTGTAACATCTCTATTTATTCCAGATTTAAATATTAATTTTTTCAATGCCATATTATGCTCCAGACATAAACATCGCATGTTCTGCGAGGCGTCTTCTTTGTAATCCTAATAACACTTTACCACCAGCTCGGCAGTACTTCAAAAGAACTTCTCCAGCACGCGTTTTATCACCCCGTATAAATGCTGACCGAACTGTCGAGCGCTGAAATGTTCCCAAACCAAGATTAAAGCTAAAGCTGACAAGAGCGTCAAACTCAGACTGTGTTGGTTGCAAAGTACCCAACAAACGAAGTACTCCCAGCTCGAAGCGTTGTAAGTCGTATGTAAGTAATCCATTAACTTCTTCCTCTGACCATTGTCTATTATCTTCTTGTTTTAATTTAAATTCTTTTCTATCTGCTAAATTCATAGCTAATTGTCTAGGATACAAGGCATGACCACAACCGACCGTCCATACATTGCCACTACACATATATGGTCTATACTTAACCCCCTCGAAATACTTGATGAGGTGTATACCTGCCGGTGATGTTTTCATTACATATACCCTAAAAATTGTGATATTGCCACTCTATAACTACCTGGAGGAGCTTTGACTTCTTCTACCTTATGCTCCACACAACCAGGAAACAATACCATTCTATTCTCTTTAAATTCTATTATTTCTTCAAATTCAGGAAATACTAAATTGCCTCCTGACACATTACCTATTTTATGAAAACTTATTGCTGTTATTGTAGTACTATCTTCGTGACTACCATATCCGTCGCCATCTTCATAATAACTAACTAATATGCCCTCTTTACTAGTAAACCTTATGTTTTTATATATAGGGTTAAAAGGTTCTATCTTTTCATAAATCTCTTCGGAAAATAATTTTCTACTTAACCTAAATATACAAGATGAATTAAGATATCCTTTATACAACTCTTCTACAAATACTCCTGTACCTTTTCTTTTATATGAACCATCGGAG